GGAAAGTAGGGGATATCCACCATAAAGTGCATTATTTGACACTAATGAGTGCATAATGCGTCATAAAATGCACATTCTGATATGCTTTTGTGCTTTATAAGGCACTTTATCAATCATTCTTGAGCCGATTGTCAATCATTTACGGCTCATTAGTCAAGTTTTATATTTACTTTTTGATTGATAAAGTAAAATAATAGCTTTACTATTTTACTTTGAGTAAAATTACTCAGTCCATTGAGTAATTGTTGCATTTTATACAACAGTTCATTTTTTACCTTTGTTCACGGTTTCGTGAACACTATCAAAACTTGCATAGTTTACATCTTTTGCTATTAGGGTAGTATTACTACCGACATTTAACAAGCTCAATTTAAACAATTAACAAATTTTGTTACAATCCTATATAAATCAGTAACATATCTAGCCTAATAATGTTACAACAATTAACCGAATTACCCATCACTTTGTCACATATTTATATAAATTAGTGACACTAATTCGGATATTGGCAGCGTTTCATTACCGAATTTGGCAAATCTGCATGAATCCTAATGTAAAATTCATGCAATCTAATTAAAGGGCATTTAGAAGCGTTTTAAGACACTCTACACCTTTTTGGATGATAGTACTACTCAAAGGCAGATATGCCCTAGAATCGCCTTAAAATGCTAAATAGAGCTATTCCTCATATATATCCATCTCATTCGGTACATCTACCTCCTTATCAAACTCGTAAAGTGGAATATCTTGGATATTAGCAGCTTCGGTAGCTGGAACTACAAATCCTGTATCTTCTAACTGAGCATTCTCATCTCCATCTAACTGCTGCGTACTATTCGGTAGCTCCTCTACATGGTTAGCCTTTAGGACATTAACAGTAATCTGCTTAACGACATCTCCTTCATGAGCAACCTCTTGTCTTTCGATATACCCTCTACGCTTACCTTTGGTTTTTAAGAGGAACATTGTAGCCAAGGTATCACCCTTAGCAATCCTTTCCATCAGCTTATGCTCACCGAAGTCAAGCATAATCTCCTCAGGCTCTATTTCAGCTAGTCTTTGTCTAAACTCAGGATCTTTATCACACCAGGCCTTGTATTGACCTCTACCAACCCCTGCTGATTCACAAGCAATGGTGATATTGCCAAAGTTCTCTTTGTAAGCTATGATAAAAGCTTCTTTGCTAATATCTCTGAATTCTGCATTCATAATTGTATTGGTTTTAACATATTACTGCGTAATCTGAACTCTGCATTCATAGTTATCTGTTTTTAGTTGGTGTTCGGATAGATGTGATATGTACTACCTTCTCTACCTTGATATGGTCAAAGCTAAGCACACTTTCGCACTTAGTACACTTGATGGTATGTTCCCTTATGGAACTATCCCAAACATAATCCTCTGTAGATACTCCGCATTTACATCTGTAAGTTCTCTTGGCTACTGTGTCTTTCATATTATAATAAATTATAATGGGTTATATGGAAAATAAAAAAAATCAAATATCAAAAAATGTTAAAACAATGGTTGATATCAGAATATTGGGGGGCACAAGGGATCTACGAAATTTTCCGTACGAAAAAATAGGGTATAGGGTCATTGCTCGAATGTCTCATAATCTATATTATGTTAAATGGCCATCATGTCATGCCTCTTCCCTCCTACCCTCTTCACTATCCAATGCGAAAATATGTATTTTTAATCTATTGATTGTTTACTGACTCTTTCGCATCCGCTAACAATCTACCTGAAATACTTTAATTCAATCTATGTATGAATGTATCCATATAGTAGATAATATATCATATATTATATAATGTATCATATATTATACATTATATCATACATTATACATTGTATAAGTGTATAGATTAATATATCCTATACTAATAAGATGTATAACTAATTTTAATCTTTTTTACGATTATTTCACTTTGTATTGATTAATGTCGTAATATTACGATGCCATATAAAACCAATGGCACACATATTATGGAAAATTTATATATCTTATTCGCCTTACAATTAGGCATTTTCACATTTTTTATTGGTACAATTATTCGCTTATTAATTCACCTTTTAATCTCAAATGAAAATGAAACAAAGTAAAGATTTCACATTCACGCAATCGATTATAGTTATAATCCTTTGCATATTACTAATGATGTTTGCAGATAATTTTTAATTCATACACACACAAAAAAACACACATGAAAAAATTTATTGAATGGTATTCATTATTACCAGAGCCATTAAAGTCACAAGCATTTGAAAACGCAATCAACTGCAATCAGGTTGACATTTTTAATGTCGAAGTATCTTCGATGTATAACGCGATTGATAGAGGATTCATATGGGATAGCACACCACAAAGGTCGGATTATTGGTTGCGTATAACCGAGCAATGGGACGACGATACCAATACATTGCGAATACCTTTGACATTCTCTTCATCCATGCGCACGATGTTATTATCTATGCGCCATGATTCAAGAGTCGCCAATGCTTTGTTGCGCGACAATCTTACACACACGACCTTTGCCAATTATATCACCATGCGCGGTGAACTTTGTAGCTACCTACCTAATGGTCGCGAACATACTTTGAATGAGAATGGGAAATGGGCTCGTAATGGTCGCCAAGATATGAAGGTCGGTAAGATGGCGAAAAATTTACTTACTGAATTAGCAATTATAAACGAAGATATTGACGCGGTTGAATTAGAAAAATTTAGCAATTTAGTAAAGTCATATATATCAGTATTAGGTGACGAAGATGGCGAAGGAAAAAAAATAACATTTGAAGTCATTAATGGTCGTAAAATTTACGACGCTTATTTAGTTGACAATTATTCTAAGATACTAGGAACTGACACTAATTTATTTAATTCATGTATGCGACATGAAGAGTGTCAAAGTTATTTAGACATATATGTCGACAATGTCGAAGTAGTGTCGATGCTAGTCGCCAATGATTGCAATGGCAAAGTATTAGGACGCGCAATCTTATGGACAATGCACGACGGGAAAAAAGCAATGGACACTATCTATGCGCATGACTCACTTACTCCATCGTTCATACAATGGGCACACGATAATAACTATTTTTATAAGTCACGACAATCATGCCACCACTCGGACTTCGATAAACATTTGACAGATGGTCACATATACCTACCATGTGTTATACTTAAAAAATACGATTATAACGAATATCCATATATGGACACTTTGTCGATATTAGAGGATAACCAGTTGCGCACTGAATATAATACCAATGAATACAGGATACTTAAAAGTACTGATGGTGGCTATGAAGATTGTAACCGCAATGTGTTCGATGTTTATAACCAGTGCGAAATTGACGAAGACGATGCGCGATATGTCGATTATATGCGTCCTAATGGGCAAAGTATTAATGGCTATGTAAGTCTTGACGACCTAGTCGACATTGCACATGGTGGATGGGTATTGTCGCGCGATTGCGTCGAAGTGGATGGTGAAGATTATCTACGAAGTGATGAAGATATATGCCATGTCGATTCACGCAATGAATGGCATCTTATTGATAATTGCGTAAGTGATTATAATGGCGACATGATTCACGAAGACGATGCGGTTCAATTATGTGGTGATGTTTATAGTAATGAACACGCACACGAAGACGACGCGACGAAGTGTATAATCGATGGCGAATATTATTTGAATGAAGACATGATAAAGGTCGATGGTGGCATGATATATAAAGAAAATATCGAACACTATAAACTAATTTTAAACACTATAAATATAAAAAACAATGCGACAAAGATTGCTTAACACATTGCGCGTACAAAGTGAGTCATACGACACGACGCGAATGAATGAATATATAATTAATGAATTACATGATATGGGATTGACACCAGTAATGGACAAAGGTAATATCTATGTGATTAAAGGCGATGCGCGTGATTATCCATGTATCGTGTCGCATACTGATTCAGTTCATAAGATTATACCTGATGAAGATTATACCATATTACATGATGATTCATGCGCGATGGGATTCAATAAGCGCATTAATTCTCCGAGTGGATGTGGTGGCGACGATAAGGTAGGAATTTATATATGCTTAGAATTATTGCGTGACATGGACAATATCAAAGTAGCATTTTTTAGAGATGAAGAGGTAGGATGTGATGGTAGCTACGATGCCGACATGAATTTTTTTAGTGATGTGCGATTCGTGTTACAATGTGACAGAAAAGGTAATAACGATTTCGTGAATGAAATATATGGCGCACAATTACAATCCAAGCGATTCAAAAAAGAGGTGGCAAAGATTATAGGCGCATATGGGTATAAATTCGCGTCGGGTATGTTGACAGATGTTTATGCGCTTAATCAGTTAGGCGTAGGCGTGTCAGTCGCAAACATGTCATGTGGTTATTACAATCCACATTGCGACGATGAAGTCGTGAACTTTGACGATGTCGAAAATTGTCTTTGTATGTGTCGCCATATCATGAATGATATGACAAGCGTGTACGAATGCGCATACACACCGAAAAAGGAAAAGTCTTTTTCATATGTGTCAAAGTATTATAATACTTATAATGATTGGGATGGATGGGATGAACACTACACCAGTGCGCCAAAAGTTACTGAAGAGTGGTCGAAGTGTGAGTCATGCGACGAAGTGGTCGAAGTGAAAAAGATGGCATATTCACGCGACTTTAATTGTGATGTGTGTGAGTCATGTCAAAAATGGATGGAAAAAGTATAATTTGTGTGTGTCGTATATGTGTGAAGCGCGACTAACAATCGCGCTTTTTTTATGCCATATTGCACACTAATATAAAAAACGCATTTTAAGACGATTCAAGGCGCTAAAAAATAATCAGGTGACACAAAGATATTGCCATTAAAAGATAAGGCAAAAATGAGGCTAAAAATAGCCTACAAATTGATTTTAGTATGAATGTAATATACCCATATTGCAAAGGTGCATTATTTGATATTATCAATGTTATAACATGGTTGCATATGCAACTAATAGACATATGCTACATGGTAAGCCAAAAATCTGCCAAAAATCCCCCGACAAAAACTCCCCAAAAACCCCACCAAAAATCTTTTGCGGTGACAAAAATCTTTTATAATTTCACTCCATGATAAAAATATTAGAACTATTCGCTGGTAGTAAATCAGTTGGCAAAGTTGCTGATGGGCTTTTCTTTGAGTCTTACTCAAGCGACATTGAACAATTCGGTGGCATCGATTATGTTACCGACATATTGAATTTCGATGTGACAAAAATCCCTTTTAAGCCAGATGTGATTTGGGCATCTCCGCCATGTACTGCCTTTAGTGTAGCCGCCATCGGTAAGAACTGGACAAAGGTGGGTGATGATTACCTACCTAAAAATCCTAGAGCAGAACTTGGCCTTATCCTAGTCCAAAAAACCCTCGAAATAATAGAGCATTTTAAACCGACCTATTTTTTCATAGAGAACCCTAGAGGGATGCTTCGTAAGATGCCGATGATGGCTCACCTTAAAAGGCAAGGAGTTACCTATTGTCAGTATGGAGATACAAGGATGAAACCAACCGACATATGGACTAATAGCGATAAATGGATTCCTAGGCCTATGTGTTCTAACGGATCTCCATGTCACATATCAGCACCAAGAGGCTCAAGAACAGGCACACAAGGGCTTTCTAATGCCTATGAACGAAGCAAGATTCCAGAGGATCTCTGTAATGAGATATTAAAATCATGTATAATTTAACTATTCATTAACAAAAAACCTGCTAAAAATCCTTAACAATAGCAAAAACTCCTTAATTTTACCAAACAAAACAAAAAACCCATCTATGAATTTCGAATTAATCACCGCCAAGTATGATTGCAGATGCAGTCTGACAGGCAAAAACTTCAGTCGTGGTGACCAAGTCTACTACAACTACGAGGCAAAAACCTTTCTTGATCCTGTGTATCACGAGAACATTATGAGTCAGCAAAAATCTCGTGGGGCACAAAGCTACTTTGAACGACACAAAAAACTTAATAAGATTTACCCTAACACTTAAAGCACTATCCCTACTAATTAATAAATTATAATCGTTAGTGGGTTATCCCAATGGGAGTAGGGATATTTTAAACAACCAAAAAACCTTAAACACATGGCAAAATTCGAGTTCGTAACAGAAACAAATGTAGTAACGCAATCAGTAATCTACTACACTAGAAAAGATGAATTATTTATGGAAAATAGCTTAAGTCATAGCAAGGAGAAAGCTTATGACAGATTCATAAACATATCTAGTGGAGTAAAGACTGAACCTATTGTGCAAGTACTAGAAACACGCTATTCAATCACCCAATAAAAACCTGCAATCGTGCACCCAACCCCATCACATCTAAAACAAAAAGGGCTTCGTGACTATTTTATGGTCACAATAGATGCCCACAGAATCAAAAAGGATTACCTCTATCGTGGTATGTTTATTCATTGGGATAGCAAAAAACCCCTTGATAAGTTCTACTACTGGAGAGGCGATTATTTCACATCTATCGAAGGAGCTATGCGTTCTATTGATAGACATTATAAACTATATAAAAAACTAAAAAATGCTGATTAGAGATTATCGTGCCTTACTTAAGTATGGCGATATAAAAAAGATTTGTGAGGTAACAGGCTATTCACCCTACCTAATAAAAACTCGTTTAGCTGCGGCTGATGAGGAGATGATAGAAGTTGTAGAAGCTTTCTACGCAAAAAAGATTGAACAACTTAAAAACTCTATCTATGAACATCAAGAATAAAATGGACTACTGGGCTATACCTTCTATTCGTAAGACAAAGCTCAACCCAAGACAAAGAGAAGCTATTGCTAATGAGATTATAGCCAAGGTATGTACCTATTACAACATCACTAATGAAGAGATTAGAGGTAAAAAAAGATACAGAACGATTGTAATGGCTAGACATATGTCTATGTTTCTAATAAGAACTAGACTTAAATTAAAGCTTAAATCTATTGGCGATTTGTTTGGCCGTGACCATAGTACTGTCATGCACGGCATAGCATCTATACAGGATCAATCGGATGTAGATGAATTAGTATCTACGGATATAGAAAACCTTATCAATATTTTATAAATCAAAACACCAAAAACTATGAGTGATTTTTCAAAATGGGATGAGCAGGAACAAAGATTGTTCG